GCCAGCTACTAAATTACTAGGGACTTCACCTAAAGGATTTGGAGCTTCCGGGCAGTACGAGGAAGATTCATACCATGAATCTTTGGAATCAATTCAATCGCATGATTTAACTCCATTAGCCGAGCGTCACCACATGTTGGTGATTAAATCATTTATACCGGATATTGATATTGAAACAACTTTGAACTGGTTGCCTCTCGATACTCAATCTGCGGAAGAAGTTGCTAATGTTAATTTAACTAAAGCGCAAACAGCAACAATTCTTATTGAATCTGGTATTATCTCTAGTGAAGAAGAGCGTCAACGTATTGCTACAGATAAAACCAGTGGTTACAATGAAATGGGTTTAGAAGGGGCTATTGATATTCCTGATGATTTCAATGATGAAGATGATGGTGATGCACCTACATGATAGGTAAATCCCTACGACCTAATGTAGGTATTGGTAGAGATTACGCCAAACCTACAGAACGGCTTATTGAATTGATGTATCGTGACATATTGAAAGAATTAACCAAAACTTTCTATGGTTATGGTGTAGATTCGTCAATTAGCAGTCAATCACGCATTATTTTGAATTATTTGCTGAAAAAATGGCAAAAAAGATTCAATAAGGTGGCAAAAGAGTCCACCGACAAGATGATTAACCGCACCGTTAAAAACAGTAGTGTAACGCTAGGAATGTCTTTAAAAGAAATTGCAAAGGAAATTACTATAGATATGACCTATAGCAATGAAGTTTTAAAGGATGTTATTAAAGCAAGTACACAAGAAGCGGCTAATTTGATTAAATTAATACCCCAACAGGCTCTTGCAGAAGTGCAAGGCGCAGTTATGCGTAGTATTACTACAGGAAAAGGGATGTATGACCTTGTGCCTTTTCTAAAAGTAAAGTATAAGGGGAATATTAAACGAGCAAGGAACACAGCTCTGGATCAATCTCGTAAAGCCTATCAATCTGTTAATACAACTCGCCTTAAGGCATATGGCGTTACAAAGTTTATCTGGGTACATTCTGGTGGTGGAATGACACAACGCCCATTACATGTAGAAATGAGCGGTAAAGAGTATGATTTAAATAATCCACCATATATTGGCAGTATGTACGGTAATAAGATATACGGTTTACCAGCAGATTTACCAAATTGCCGCTGTATATTGAAGCCTATAATTGATTTTGACGAGGAATAAAAATGATTGATAAATTAAATGCCGTTGATGGCACAACTATAAGCATAGCATCTAGTGCTGGACTTGGTGAACAAGCTCATGCTGAAGGTGTATATACTTTTAAATGTTTTGAGTACGAGGGCGGCCCATTAGTTTGGGAAGAAAAAATTAACAATGTTGTAGCAACTGTTGGCAAGAACTTAATGTTGCAAACTGCATTGACCGGATCTGCTTATACAGTTGTTGGGCCGTACATGGGGTTGATTTCTTCTGTATCTTATACAACTGGCCCAGCGGCTGGTGATACAATGGCATCACATGGCGGATGGACTGAAGCTGGATCAACTAATGCGCCTACTTTTGCATCACGAGGCACACCTGCTTTTGGCACTGCGTCCGCTGGGGCGATTGCCTTATCCGCTGCAACAAATTTTACGATGACAGGCGCTGGTACTTTAAAAGGTGCTTTTATTGTTTATGGTACAGGCGCTGTTACAACATTAATGTCCACTGCTGGAACTTTATTATCCGCAGGCACATTTACTAGCGGCGACCAACCAGTTGTTAATTTAAATGTTGTACAAGTATCGTACTCACTAAGTTTATAGGATTGTAATCATGTTTACTAAAGATCAAAAAGTCTCACAAATCCTACCTGCACCTATTACTGGTGTAGTAGCTGGTTTTGCATTAGATCAAGACACTGGTGAAGTTATTGTATTGGTAAATTCTACTGATGCTGATGACGTAGTTCATAGTCGTTATTTCAAGCAAACTGAATTAGAAGCGGTGTAATTATGGCCCTCGTATTCGCTGACTTAGTTCAAGAAACAACTTCAACAACTGGTGTTGGAACTCTGACGCTTACGGGTGCTGTTGCTGGCTTTCAAACCTTTGGAGCGATAGGTAATGCTAACACCACTTATTATCGAATTAAAAGCGGTAATGATTCTGAAGTCGGTCTAGGTACTTATACATCCGCTGGTACTACGTTAAGCCGTGATACTGTTTTGTACTCTACATCTGGTGGTACAACCAAGATCACAGTTGCAGCAGGGGCTACAGTTATATGTACTAACCCTGCTGGAAAAGCTGTGTTATTAAATGCGTCTGGAACTTTAGTCACTACCCTTGACGCCACTATCAGCGGTATTACAGTCGGCAAAGGATTAGGGGCTGTTGCTAGTAACACCGCAGTGGGTGTTGGTACGTTAGCGGCAAACACCTCTGGCAGCAACAACTCGGCTTTTGGAGTAAATGCACTTGCGGTTAATACAACTGGTATTCTTAATACTGCCATTGGGGTACAAGCACTTACCGCTAGCAATGGTACTCAAAACTCGGCTGTGGGCGTAAATGCACTTCAACGTAATACTACAGGTAGTAATAACTCGGCTTTTGGGTTGCAAGCCCTTCAAAACAATACAACAGGAGGAAGCAACTCGGCTTTTGGCTACAACTCAGGAAGTGCTATAACAACTGGGGCTAACAACGTAGTTATTGGAGCTTACACAGGTTCAGCAGCACCAATTTCATTAACTGGGTCAAATTACATTGTCTTGTCTGATGGTGCAGCTAATGTAAGGCAAACTATTGATGGGTCGGGTCATGCTATTTTCGGTGCAACAATACGAACATTAGGTTATACAGTAGCAACACTTCCTACAGGCGTTACAGGTATGAGAGCGCATGTTACCGATGCACTCGCCCCTGCTTTTGGATCAACGGTGGTAACAGGTGGGGCAGTTACTATCTCTGTTTTTTATAACGGCACAAACTGGATTGTAGGCTAATGATAAATTACACTTGGACAATCAATCAATTAGACTGCATACCTAATGTAGATTCAATGTCGGATTATGTTGTGCAATCTTACTATTTGGTATCTGGTACAGATGGTACTTATAGCGGTACTTTAACAGGTACAGCTACTTTTGTAGTAGACCCAACACAAGCTACTTATGTGCCGTATGCTGATATTACTGAGATAGAAGCGATTGCTTGGACTCAAGCATCATTGGGCGATCAAGTGGCGAGTATTGAAGATTGCATTAATGACCAGATACAAAAGCAAATTACACCACCTGTTGTAACTCAACCATTGCCGTGGTCGGTCTAAGTTAGATGTTTGCTGGATCAGCGTTTGCTGAAGTACCGTTTTGCACGTTAGCAACATCAATACAAATATATGTAGTATCAATTGGGGAATCAGTATCTGCAACAGATATAGTTTCTAAAACTATAAGTTCTGCAATAGCTATTGCAGAATTAGGTAATGCCCAAGCTTTTCAAACTGAAACTATGAGTTCTGCAATAGCTATTGCAGAATTAGGTAATGCCCAAGCTTTTCAAACTGAAACTATGAGCGCTACGGTATCAATTGTAGAAACAGCTAATGCTCAAGATGTAATATTTAATTTAGTACAAGTAGCCGTACAGATAGATGAAGCTGGTAATGCAATAGATGCACAATTTGCAACAACTTATGTTATCCTCGCAGTTATAGAAAATGGCAATGCTGTAGATGTTTATTATGTTGAGCCAATTTTTAGAGCATCAGGGGATGTTTGGCATGTATCTCCTAGAAAAGATTACCAACATGCAATGACAAGATTAGATTATTGGCGGATTTATGAATAGTTATGTTTTAGAAAAAAGAACATCAGAATCTATAATTTATAATATAGATTGCACACATATTTTAAATGTATCTGAAATAATAACATCTATAACATCTGTAGATTCAGATCAAGCTGGTCTAATATTTGCAGGAGAAGCTATAAGCACTGGGCCAATTACTTTTCCTGATGGCGTCACAGCCGCAACTGCTAAGGTTATTTCAGTACAAATATCAGGGGGGGTAATTCCTACGCCACAAGTTAATCAGTTATATACAATTCGAGCTTTATTTGTAACATCAGAAGGAAATATTAGAGAAGCAACAGTTTTGCTAAATGTTACTGATATCCCCGTTCAAACTGGGAGGGTAATTTAATGCCATTAAAATCAGGTTCAAGTAAAGAAGTTATAAAATATAACATTGCTGAAATGATTGCGGCTGGACATGATCCACAACAAGCGATGGCGGCTGCTTATTCCAATGCCCGTAAAAGCGCAACGGATGAACAAGAAGATTCTGATAGTGTGGCTTTTATTGTCTACACATATAATGAAAAGATACTTTGGTTATGGAGAACTAAAGATAATACATGGGGTTTCCCAGGCGGTCATGTAGAAGAAGGTGAGTCGCCAATAGAAGGGGCAATACGGGAGTCTAAGGAAGAGATAAGCTACATTCCTAAGTCTGGTATTAGTTTAATATTTGAAGATGGTGACGTTCGTCTTTTTAATTGCAACGATGGATATTTTGAGCCTTCTTTAAATGATGAGCATGATGCTTTTTTATGGGCAACTATAGAAGATGCTCCAGAACCTTTATTTAAAAAGATAGAAGATGAAATGGAAGAAATAGCAGAAGCCGCACAATCAAGCGCAATGGACAAAAGGGATTATGACACTAATGGTTGGTTTGAAATAAAAGATAATCCATTGTCTACAGTAGGTGTTTATCCCTATATGGGGCGTTCAATAACATCAGAATGCATACAAGAGCATCTTTATGGTGTATATAGACCAGAATCAGAGTTATCTTCTCAAGAGTGCATAGATTCGTTCAAGTTGATACCTTGGATTGATGACCATGTAATGTTGGGTAGTGAAGATGCTGGTCTTACACCTTCTGAACAAAAAGGTGTGCAGGGAGTTATAGGTCAAGATGTATATTTTGACGGAACAACATTGAAAGGGAATATCAAAGTATTTTCAGAGGCTATGGCTAATCTCATTGCAAATGGAAAAAAAGAATTATCTTGCGGTTACCGTTGCAGATATGAATATGCTCCGGGTACTTATAATGGTGAGCCTTATCAGTATGTGCAACGAGAAATTCGAGGCAATCATCTAGCTCTAGTAGAAAATGGTAGAATGGGGCCAGATGTCGCAGTTTTAGATCACTTAACTTTTACAATAGATTCAAAGGAGTTTCAACAAATGACTAAAGATAATGAAGAAGCTGAAAAATCAAGTATGACGCTTGAAGATGTGCATAAATTCCTTGAGGAAGTCATGCCTAAATTAGCTAAAATTCAAGAATTAACAGGCAAGCAATCTGAAGAATTAGATTCACATTGTGACGAAGAAGAAAAAGATGATACCGTCTATGATGACGATGAAGAAAAAGAAGATGATGTAAATATGGTTAAGGATGAAGATACTGAAGAAGAAAAGAAAACTGACGATAAAATGGGTATGGATGAGGCTGTAATAGCTAAACTTATTCAAAAAAATATCGCTAAAAAATCTAAACTTTATGAAAAATTGTCTGCTCAGGTTGGCGCATTTGACCATTCCGATATGGATGTGGATCAATTGGCTAAATATGGCTGTAAAAAACTTGGCTTAGAAGTAGAAAAGGAATCAAGAGTACAATTCCTTGAAGCTTATTTGCTTGGTAAAGGCGCTTCCAAAACTGCTGCTATGGATATGGCAACAGCTAAAAAAGGCAATTTCGTTCAACGCTATTTAAAAGGTAAATAATTATGGCTGCTGCAACTTTTCAATCAACAATTAATATCAGTTTGGGTTTCGGTATCCCAGGTGAATTAATCGTAGACGGCCCACAACGTGCTGATGTTCTTACATTAGCATCAACAGGTGGCACTATCGGACTAGCTTTTACTAAATCAAACGCTACTAACGTAGCTACGCAAGGTGGCACTATTGTTGCTGGTACAAGTGTATTTGCTGGTATTTTGGTCAATCCTAAAGTATATGTCTCGTATGGTGTATCGGGTGGCAATCCACTTGATCCTACTATGTTCTTGGCTGGTTATAGTCAGGGTGAGTTCCTAACTATGGGTACTATTGTAGTAAACTGCGTTGGAGCTGCCAAAATTGGCGATTTGATTCAATACAACAATACTACTGGCGTACTTTCTGCGGTCACACCTGGTGGTACTGTAACTGCTGGAAATACATTTATTCCTAATTGCGTAGTTTGGAACTATCCAACAGCCGCAACTGGTTTAATTGCTATTCGCATTACTAATTAATATTAAGGATATTCATTATGAGTAAATCATTAGAACGTAGCCATTTATCAGCTCGCCAAGTTGCGTCTGTTCAAATGTCTGCAAGCGATGTTGCGGACTACGCAGCACTACAAGACTTAGGCATTAACTTTCCAGCTAAAGCAATTAGTCAAATGGCAGCTTTTGCAATGGATGACCAGCAAGCTGATGTAGCTGCTGCTTCGATGACAACTCCTGTTCAGTTCTTGCAAAACTGGCTACCAGGCTTTGTTAAAGTAATTACAGCGGCTCGTAAAATTGATGAGTTGGTTGGTATTACTACTACTGGTTCTTGGGAAGATGAAGAAATCGTTCAAGGTTTGTTAGAGCCAATTGGTAACGCTGTTCCTTATGGCGATTACTCAAATGTGCCTTTAGCATCTTGGAACACTAACTTTATCCGTAGGACTATAGTTCGTTTTGAAAAAGGCATTAAAGTAGGCATGT